AAACGACACTTATTTTATCAGTTTTGAATTGTGCGTTTAATTTATGACACAGGTTCCTAGCGTGACCAGGATTGCTGAAGCTAGTTTTTTTATATTTTGGAGTTGCATCCGGATCTTGATAATGTTGGCTTTTTAAATTGATAGGTTGGTTATCATAGAAGACAGCCCAAATTCCTGCAGCCTCAACAATTTGATCGCACTTGTATGTATTCTTATCTACGATTTCTAACAAAATCTTTGGTTGTGTCCTAGACATTAAAATCTACCGCCGTTAATTTCTAGTTGAATAACATTATCATCGGTTGCTTTTTTGGTATTAAGTAACTCATAATTTTCTGCTATTAACTTAGCTATCTCATCACGCAATGTTCTAGCCTCATCTATGGGCAAAACTAAATTAGTCCCCTTAGTGGCTGAAACCTTGTCAATGAAACGCTTTATAATAATCATACATTATTTATCAAGGCCTCAGCTTCTTCTTCAGTTTTAAACGGACCTTGATACTGATAACGCTGGATAAAGATGTATTTAGGGCAAAAAATTGATTTTTCTTCACTACCTTGCTTAAATGTGTACCATCCTGCGGCATGATAGCACTTACTTTTGGGAGTTTTAGTAAACAAATGTAATTTGCGTTTGATATCTAATACTGAATTATATACCTTATTTGTTGTGGGATATTCATTGAATGGTACTTCTTTCTTATCACTACTAAATTTACTGAAGGTTAGAAATTCAATATTTGCTATTTTTTTAATAGTTTTTGTATTTTTGTAATGTGTTTTATTTCCGTTAAGTTTTACCTCAAATCCAGATCCATCAGCAAGTACATTGCCGACTTTCTCTGTACCATCAGTAACAATCCAGAATTGATTTTTAACTACAGGTTTTGCAATTAATGTTTTATTAGTCATTTTTTTCTTTTCTTTGTTTCAGGTTCATCGTCAAAATTTGTTAATCGTGTGACACCCTTATGCGTACATATTAACACATTTGTATATCTATTGTCAACCTTTAAAGGTAAATCTAAATGAATATGTAATTCAGGACCTCGAACTTCACTAATTACAGTATCATTGCCCACACTACCTATCCAACGTATTTTACCATACATCCCGGTCACTCTAGCCATAAATTCATATTTAGGCTTATATCTATGTTGTTCGAAATATTCAGCTAGACTTGCCATTTTTTAATTCCATAACAGGTGCAATATTATTATCAAAAATCTGAGCCATTGTCTTATACAATCCTTTACGCTCGTCCGGCGTCATTCCTGCTACCCAGGGAGGACCATTTGGATCTTTATCTAATCCATAATCATGTCGATATGTATAACACATATCAGTAATGACTTCTTCCCGTGATTTCATTATAGTTGAAACTTTTTCAAGTACTCTTTAGCCAAATTATAATCTTCTACAACTGGCTCATCTAACATTTTTCTGTATTCAATAATGATTTCCATAGCATAGGCCTGATCCTCATCTTCTAATGAGTACCACCACTCTTGTAATTCTTCCGGTGTTTTGTTTAAAATATATTGTAAGTTGTTGTAATCTCTACTCATATTATTCTCCTAGTTTTCCCAAGTTTCAAATCCAAAATGTTTTTTAATCAAATCATTAGCCTTGTACGGTTCTGCATTATCAGCAATATCAGCACATTCCTTGACAATTAACTCGGCTAACTTTCCTACATTGTCAACATTCATCCATTTGCCACTAACGTCGGTTCCCACTTGTGTAATCAATTCTTTAATTCGTTCACTCATACTAAACTTCCCTTATATGGACTGTTCAACCATTTCGAATATATTTCCGCTTGTGCGCTAATTTTTTGTAAATCATACTTGCCACAGAATTTTAGAAAGTGTAGACCCACTTGAGGAATAGTCTCAACTCGGACACTTTCACGAATACGTTGATCCACAGCATCTTTAATTTCTTGGGGCTGTGCAGTCAAGTCAATGAGGGTTTTGTTGCGCTCAAATGCATCTTTAACTCGCACCTCAACATTATTGTGATCGACAAAACGTTGCAACATAAAATTATTATAATTAAAGCCCATTTTATTTCGATCCTCAAATGCTTCACGAATACCAACTTTATTCTTAGTGCCTTTTTCTCTGGCCCCGGGGTACGCCGCAAATACGTTGTCGCTTGAATCACCTCTGACCAATTTTTTAAATAATCCGTACTCGGGATCTTCTAAGAGTTTTGGTTCTTTAGTTTTCTTATCAATGACTGGTTTACCATTTTCTTTGAGATATCCATTAGTAGTTACAAGTTCATTGCCTACGCCATTATATCTAGAAACTTTGTCTGTAATGAGTTGGTCGTAATCCGTGTCTGTGGAAATTATGTAGTGCCGATCTGATGGATGCAATGCGATGAAGCGGGCAATCATGTCATCTGCCTCAGCACGTTCGTGTCGCAGGACACTTACGTTGGTCTTGGATTGAATGTATTCTGTAAATTTTGAATACGTGTCCCAAAACATTTTTGATTCTTCAGCCTCTTCCTCAGTAATAGACATAGCATCTACTACACGATTTTTTTTATATGGAGCATATAAATCTTTGCGAAAGCTACGGCCTTCGAGACAGAAAACGCAGTGGTCAATTCCAAAACGTTTTACTGCTTGATTCACACTTGCTAGTGTAAGGTGCAAGGCCATGCCTATCTTCTCTTCCAAGGTACTAGAACGTGATGCCACGTGTCTAGCACGGAAGAAAGTATTTGCAGTATCGATGAGAGCGTATTTTGTCATGTGTCTATTATATACTACTATTTAGATGTTGTCAAGATTTAAAACCCTTCAAGATACTTTTCTGGGTGCTTTAATGCGGTCTTCATAAAATCTTTAAGATTTGGTGTCTCTCTGGTTAATGGTAAATGTTTCTTTTTAACAATGAAGATACCAGGAATACGTGCGATTTTAGAACGATAATATTCTTCTAAAATATCCACTGTAATTCCAGTGTCCTTTATGCTAATGTATTCTGTGCGGTTGTAACCATTGAATTTAGAAAAGTGTTTTTTGAAGTAAGCTTTTCCATCTTCTTCTAGAGTACGAATCTTACCCTCAAGCCCGGGCCGTGCGATACATGCAAAGTGAATGATAACTTGATTACCTCCTTTTGAATATCCACCGATACGAGAACCAAAATCCTCTGTAATCCCGGGCTTTGAGTACAATTCTTTACCCTGCACTTCAGCAATGTAAAGTCCCTGTGTCATTATCCCACCAAATCTTGTGTTTCTTGGGGTAATGCATCAAACAATGTATAATCATTATCATCGTAGTCTTCCAAGAATGTCCTAGATATATTCTTAAATGTACCACCGTGTTTGTAATATATTTGCAATAACAGTGCTAAAGATGCATCAGCAGGTGTACTTGGTATCTTCTCATCTGGATTAGATTCCTTGTGCCAAGTTCTGAACGTGCCTTCAGCAAGTCGACGGAACTCTGCCGGAGAACCTGAAATGTTACGAATGATATTACCTAATGACATTACAAATTCTTTAATATCTTTTGATTTCAAAGACTTGTTACCTTTGATTTTATTACGCAAGTTAATCATAGGAATAACTTCAATAGAGTCAACACTCCGATAGTCCCAATTCCACTGATGAATTTGACACCACCAGTGTACTTCTTCGTCTGTCAAGTCTTTTAACAAGTCAACACGAACAAACGCACCCGGCAAATCTTTATTGTCATCATCTTCTTCATGTACCGGGACAATGCCATATGATTCCATGATAATCTGTTTAGCAAATGCTTCTTCGTATAATTCCTTAGTAACAGTATTTGGATTGTCTTGTCGCTTACACAAAACATAGTTCTTCCATTTATCAAAGTAAACCAGTCTACGCTTGTCCTCGCCGTTAATACCCAAGAAGTGTTCACGTGCAAAAGTAAAATTGTGAAACTCAATCACTTGACATTTGATTTCAACATCAAGCCAATTGTCAGCAGAAATACCATCATCAGCAAAGTGACCCCATTTAGACAATACACCATATGATACTGCGGTATGTTGACCGTCAATGATGTAGTAATGATATTTGTTTTTAACTTTGATTTTAAGAATGTTAACGTATTGCACTTTCTTGGGATCAAAGTTCTCTACGATTTTCTTAATGTGACCATGAATTAATGGACGTTGAACAGCAAGTGCGCTCAACAACTCACGCAATGGTATTGCTTCATAGTACGGTAAATTCTTGTAAGAAACTACCTTCTTACTTGTATTACGTTTTGCAATACCTGAAAGTTTATCATTCATAAATCCTTCAACCAATGCTTCAACAGTTTTAGCATCATGTTCATTGGGCTTCTTATCTAAAACGTTTACAGCACGTTCAGATGGGCTAATTGTATGGATATCTGCATCATCAAATGCAAACAAATCAATCGGTGTAGTGAGAATAGCCTTCATAAGTGCCTTTTTTACTTTCTTTGCGCTAGGTTTTCTTACTGGATCTTCTTTCGAAAGTTTTGCAGATTGTGTTTTTTTAGCTATAGTTACCATGAAAAATTCCTATGAGTCAAGTTGATAAGTCTCTATTATAGACCCAAACGGATTAATTGTCAAGTTTTATCTAATTTGTATCCGGTTACAATAAGCCCATATTGTGAAAATTCACGGTAAAATGCATCGATATCATTACCATAATATAGGAAACATTGTCCTCGGGTATTTACACTACTTTTTTTACCATCTACTGCAATAAAACTAATTCTATGGTCAGTGAAGCAAAGAGCATTAGCTGTATCTGCTAGTTTTTTAAACCAACCTGTGTCGGTTGAATTGTTACACAAAATGATAGCTTGTTCAAAATTAGATTTTTCTAGCTCGGTCAAAAACTTATTTACTGCTACTTTCATAAGAGGACCATATGGTGGATTTAACCATACTGATTTGGCATTCCAATCCTTTGAACACCCATCATCTTTTTCTGTGAATATTCTTGAGGCTTTTACAGTTTCGTTTGCTTTGACACTACTAAACGGGTCCAAATCAATAGTTCCACCAAATACGTTACGTGCAGAATTTGTGTATTTTTCAGGTGTGTACCAGCTATCGCTGTCTCTATCTTTAGTATATGCTACGGGTGAAGAACCTACATATGCAATATTAACTTTTTTAGTGACCTTTTTCATTTGATTATTTATCACTTGGTCAATTTTAGTACAAGTACCTTCATAATCAAGCGCAACAAATTTGTTGTTTTTTATGCGAGAGGCTTCTAAATTTATTGCTTCTATAATAAGTTTCCCTCGCTTTTCTTTCCAATGCTTACCCATAGTTGCACACAAGTATTCTTGAAATATGCTTTTATTAGCATGAAATAATACACCAAGCATTTTTTCATCAACACTACCCGGTACCTCTTGTGTTTTCACTTCAATCCCTAATAAGGGAACAGTACCTTTAAACAAACCAAAATCGATTCTTCCAGGAGCACCAAACCAATTAGTATATGGATATTGTTTAACTGCAACGATTTTATCTTTTGGAATTATAGAATTTTGAAATGCACTATATGATTCATAAATTGTAATTCCGCTTTTTATTAAATGAGCGGCAACTAATGAATCCCCTGCTTTACCTGAATCCTGTGCCAATGTGCCCTGACTGTGTTTAATCATTACTTGTGTCCTATAATATTTTTGAATAAATTAACTAACCTCAGTACGGCCTTCGCCTAAGTTTTTAGTGCGTACCATTCGTAAGTCACGGTTCGTTGGATCGGCCTGTTGTTGTTCATAGACCTCGAGTGCAATATTTCTACAAATTGTTTGAAACCAACGATCTACTAACACGTTATCTGTATCAGTATCTTTTTGTTTATAACCTGCACGAATTAAATTTACAATAAACTTCTCATTCCAGTCAAGTTCAAATGCACCATTGTTAACATCATTGGGGTCAAGCTCCAAACTTAGAATGTTAATATACGGCTCACCTGCTGCCGTTGCTTTTTCTTTAGCAGTAAGTTCAGGTACTACTGGTGCAATTTTCTTTTCCTTAACTTTTTTAGGTTCGGGTTCAGATTTAACTTCTGGCTTTTTAAATAAATTCTTTATTTTTTCAAACATTTGTATCTCTCTAGTAATTTAAAGCTGGCTAAGTTTTTAGCTTTGCTTTCGCACATCATATCAAAATTATCAATGAATGTCAATGCCCAATCGTTCACCGCTTCGTTCCAATAGTAATCACTATGTGCCCTAAGCTTCTGTTTACTGTATCCCGCTTCAATCAACGCACCATGAGAGGGTAATTGTGATCCGGAATGTCCGACAAGTACATCTTCACGGCTGACGGAGTAATGTAGAGTAGGCCTAACACCACGCCAGCTATCAATAACCATTTTAACACGGTCGTCAGTAGGTTGAATATATTCACCTTCCCTAATCCAATTATGGTGAATGTCCATGACCGTAGGTACGAGGTCAGATAATGATAAGCAGTCTGTAAGTCCATGTGTGTATTCCTCATTTTCTAGTGTTAGTGTGTTTCTTGCTTCGGGGCTGAGTCTTCCGTAGACTTCTCTGATTCCTTGGGGACCTCTTCGTCCTGAGATGTGGACGTTGGTTTTAAAGTCCTGAAACTGTTTGCCGAAACCCATCCATCGAACCATGTCTGCATGATACTCAAACTCCTCTATACTCTTATTTACTACCTCATCACGGTCACTTGCTAAAACTACAAACTGATCCGGATGAAATGATAACCGAACATCATTAGCTCTAGCTGTTTCACCGATAGGTGCAAACCATCGTTGTAAACTATTTTGTACATCGGTTGATTGCCAAAATTCTTTGTAGCCATCCATAGTATAAAAACTAAGCATATCACTAGTAAGACGAACCATACGCAATTCGGGTTCTAATGTGGCAACACGCTTAACAAGTGCGTGAGTATTCATAATATTGCGTTTAGCAACATCCATAATCTTTTCTTCTACTACATTACGGTTATTACGCTTTGCCCACGCTTGTGTAGTACCACCTGTGTTAAGACCCTCGGCTGAAACAAGCTCACCTTTGTGATTGATTTCCGCCCATTTACAAGCAAAGCCGATGCGTTTGATAGATTGATTTGTCAAAGTAATAGTCCAAAGTGATAAATAATAAGATACAGTGTAACATATTTACGCAATAAAGTCAACTATTTACGGATACCACTATGAGAATTAACGAATTTATAACAGAGTCTAGTAAGATTTGCCCACAATGTGGAATGAGAGGTTGCACGTGCAAACCTGGAAAATGTAATTGCAAACCAAAGCCTGGTTATCCAAAACAGGTTGATGAAGCCGCTAATCCAGCACAACAAGCCGCTATAGCTATTGCTATGAAAAAAGCTGGTAAAAAGCCAAAAAATATGCATGAAGAAGATGAGGGTATGTTTGGTAGATCCAAAAACGATAAACGATATTTAGATAAATTTGATCCAACTGAAGTTATGAATATCAGTGATGATCCTAGTAAGGCACATAAAACAACGGGCAAGGGTTCATTAAGAACATCTAAGAAAGATTTAGAATTTGCATTTGGACCACCCGGAGAAGATGATACATGGGTTTTAGAATTTAAGAATGGTTTAATTGCCACTATATACCCACAATCTAACAGTGGTGGCATGGATTGGATCATAGGTGGTAATCATACAAACACTGAAGATTTTGTACATATGGCTTATTCAGCCGCACTTGATGAAAAACTTGAAGAGGATTGGAACAAGGTCAACCAGAAAGACAAAACATCTGGTATGAGCCGTAAGGCAGTAAAAGCATATCGTAGAGAAAATCCAGGTAGCAAATTACAAACAGCAGTTACTACTAAACCTAGTAAATTAAAGCCTGGATCAAAAGCTGCCAAACGCCGTAAGAGTTTTTGTGCTAGAATGAGTGGTAACAAAGGTCCTATGAAAAAGCCTAATGGTAAACCTACTCCCAAAGCATTAGCACTACGTAGATGGAATTGTGAGAGTGTAGAGCAAATGGAAGAATTGGTAATGTTAGCAGAACAATTTATCCGCAATCACAAGACTAAACTTTAAGTAGTTCTTCTAAAGTATATAAGTTCTTCATATAGGGTGATACATTTTCTAGTACACTACTAGCAATGTCGCCCTTCCTTCTTGGGCCGTATTTCACGTTGAAGCTAACATCATTGACTTTTTGAAACTCATCAACAATCTCACTAACAGTATATCCTACTCCGTGACCTAAACATTCTACACTATTGCTAGGTTTCTCAATAGCTTGTTTTAATGAATCACATATCTCATTTACGTGTACATAGTCACGTACACAAGTACCATCAGGTGATACATCATAATCATTACCAAAAATTGTAAACTCTTTTGATTGCATGGCCATTATTAAATTATACATTAATCCATCGGGGTTAGTGGGAGCAAAGCCTTCGCTTCCAATAACATTATAAAATCTAAAGATTGTATATGGGGTTGCTCGATGGGTTGTACAATATTCTCTTACCACATCTTCTGCCGCACGTTTGCTGATACCATAAGCACTACAACAATCTTGTGCGGCACCGGTGCTTGCAAAGATAAAGTTCTTTGTCTTAATCTTATTCAATACATTCATTGTACCATTCAAGTTAGTTATATAATATTGAATAGGTTTCTGCTCACTTTCACCCACATTAACTAACGCGGCCAAATGAATAACACAATCAAACTCATCTTCTAAACTAAAAGGTCGATTGATATCACAATGATAGAATGTATGCGGCGACTCTTGTGGTTCTACTTTATCTAAACCATACACTTGATATTCACCCTTCAATATCTTAGTAAGATGTGAACCAATGTAACCGCTATTACCTGTTATTAAAACTTTTTTTACCACTGAAATAATTCCTCACTAGTTTCTAATGCTGGTTCAAAGATCGGATCTTTGGTTAAATATGTGTCATTGTCTGTATAGATAACTCTAAATTTATGTTTGTTAGTCAACACACTGCGAACATCATCAATACAAATTACATTACGTCCTAAATTCTTAATGAAGTCAGTATGTGTAATAGTTGTTTCATTGCAAATTTTGGCTGTATTAGTGTTAGATTTTTTACTATCAAACTCATTAAAACAATTATTCCACTTATGAAACACAGTAGCTTCTTGTTCTTGTGCATGTTGTAATGATCCTAAGTTATACCATCTTTCTGCTTTTTCAAAAATATCATATAACTCTTTTGCTTTACTTGCCATGTCTTTCTTTGTGCATTTGTAAAAGAAATTATCATTGAAGTTTTTAGTCCAGCGTTGATTTTCTAATACCAGTGTGGGCAATTGAATATGTTGTTCATAGAAAGCCATACCATAACTCTCAACAACACTAGGATTAAACGCAATACGACTAGACTTAATAAAATCTACTTTCTCTTGTCCAACAATACTAGCACGAACATCATACATGACTCCTAGTTTAGACAATCTATCTTCAAACTTCTTTACACCATTAGGACTAGTCATAACCTTAACCGGTAGTTTAGTCTGCTCAATCAATTCAATAAACAACTCAGGATTCTTACCTTCTTCCCATCGACCAACAAACAGTATCCCCTCACGTTCACCTGTGTACACAGTTAATAAGTCTGGTTCAGTAATAGGTATAGGAAGATGATAGGATGATTCATTTAAATGTAGTTGATTGAATTTACTTTGAGTTCCTATATCAATGTTTGTTGTGCTTAATTGTTGGCGCATCATCACATTGGTGTTGTGTAAGAATGGATTCTTAGTGTCTTTGAATATCTGGCTTTCTAAGTGAGTGTAGGCAATGATTTGAATACAATCCTCAAGACCCATAGTACTAGCTACTTGCACAGTTTCATA